TTTGTCGTCTGCAACATTTAATGCTCTTATGTTCAACCTTGCCGGGATTTCTTGCTTGTTCCTTTGGTAATAATGCGCAGCCATCTTCTTGTCGGCAATCGATTTAAGAAACTCATTGTCCTTCCCCAACTGATCGAGTTTCTTATTGATCTCATCCAACTGCGATTTCGTGATTTCAATTTTTTCATCCATATGTTTATTGGGCTCCAGCTTTTTTGAAGTCTTCATCTGTTAGGCCGAATTTATCCTTTCCCATCTGTTTCGTTTCATCGGAGATTTTCCCACCACCCATATCTGCAGGTGGAACGTATCCACCACCAGTGCCTGCCACTGATCTAAGAGGACTTATCGGTTTACCCCCACTGGCCAACAATGTTGCTGCTTCCAATCGTTGCTTGAAGTTTTCTTCTCGCTTTACGGGATCTTTCTCTTCGTCTGTTTTGAACTGGCCATAATGAAACCTGATTTTCTTTTCGATCTCTGCATCTCCGCCTGAATGTTTCTTGATCTCGTCGTTGATTCTGCCTTGTGCGATCTCGTCTTTTACTCCACTAATCTTTTTATCAACGTCTTTGTCGATGTCAAGAATTTTCTGTTGTAATGCATCACGATCCTTTTCTGCCTTGTCCTTAGCTTCACGTAGCTTGCGGAAGTTGCCACCGGCTCCTTCGCTTCCGGCTATTTTGTCTTCAAGTTCTTTTATGGCGACATCTTTCTCATCCAGTTGTGTTTTTATGGTGTTCAATTCTTCGGCGACTTCTTCCTTGCCTGCGGTTTTAGCATCTTCGATTTGTTGATTTACTTCTTCTTTTGTGAAGGCTTCTACTTCGTTTCCGTCTGTGTCAAATAATGTGCCCATAGTTTTTATTCTTTAAGTTTATTATTCCGAAATGGTGTTTGCCATTTTAACTACATCAGTTTTAACGCTGCGATGCGATCAGCGCGGCCCGACCTACAGAATGGGAAGCCCACTGCCCCCTGCCTCTGTGCCACTTTCTTTATCGTTTCTTGAAAGTGATAATCCCAGTTGATCCTTGAACCATTCTCGTATCAGCGAAAATCCGTTTATTGTTCCTCGTGCGAATGCCAGTTGTTCTGGCTGCACTTCTTTTCCGATGAATTCTAATTGTTCCTGGATCATCTGTTTTAGTTGTTTATCAAAATACTTTTTATAAAATATCTCCACGTCGCCTGCCCTTGCGAGTAATTCTGCGTCATTTAAGGTTTCATCAACATCATAGAGGTCAATCGATCCCAAGATGTGTCGCATCAATTTTAAGTCGTCGTTTGTCATTTCATTGGTGCACCTGTTGGCGCGCCTTGTGCTACCGGCATCGGCGTCTTAATTGGCGGATTAGTTACTCGTGGTTGTGGTCCCGATCCTGGTTGGCCCCCTGGCACTGGATTTGGCCCTGTGGCGTTCGCAACCATAGGAGGTGCCATATTGGTCTTCCTGAACATCTTTCCTGCGTCTTCATCCCATATTTCAGCGAATCTTTCTTCCATCCATTGTTGATCTGGCATCAATCCGAGATTCTTTGCATCTGTAAGCATTGCGCCGAATAGAATTTTTGAATACTCACTTGATTTCTTTGCCTTTGCGGAAACGTTAATTATCCATGTTAACTTGGTTTCTTTTAACGCATCGGGGTCAATCATTATCATCTGCAATGGCACGCCGGTATTTTTATTGAAACTTTCTTCCATTTGCTTGATCTGGTCTGGTGTGGCCATGTCCTTTGTCGGAATCACCATGCGCATTCCATTTCCTTTACCGGATATGTTTCTTTTTCTGCTAACGGTTCTGTATTTGTTCTTCAAGACGTTTCTTGCTTGGTCTACTGTTTGGTCTAATGGATCGAACCAGTTTTCTAACAGAATCATCAATCGCTTGGTTCCGAGTTTCTTTTCTAACAACGCTGCGGCCAGTTCTGTCAATCCCATCATTATTTTTGCCTGTTGCTGGAGTTGCATGATTTGTGTTGCAGACACATTGCTTCCCTGTTCTTGCGCGCCTGTAGTTGTTTGCGATACCGTATTTCTGTCGGAGAACTTAATGATCTCTTCAATCATGTTGAATTCCGCGACCGTTACGCCTTGTGCTTGTTGATCGATCACCGGCACCAGTTGTCCTTGCTTAATTCCTCTGGTTATATTTCCCGGCATCATTACATCTCTCGATACCACTCTGTCACTTAAATTTAGCAATGCAGGCCTAAATGATCCTTGTGTCTTTAGCACTGCCAATCTCATCATCTCGTCTAAAAGTTCATTTACGTTTTTGTTTTTGAAAATGAATGACTTGCCATAAGCAAAGTTTTGCCTGATCGGTTCAAGGTTCTGTTGTGTTATAGAATACTCTCCATGTCCCCATGGGAATGGATAACCTATCGGTAGCATCGGAACACCGTTTATGATTGTTTGAAATTCTTTACCTGGCTTGTCTTGATATTTAATAATCTCACATTTATTTTTGGTGTTCTGCGTATACAACCTCCATGCGTTCTGCGTCATGCGCTGATCGGTAGCGCCATTAAAGCTTTTTAAATCTTTCGTAACGTATTGCCACATTTCCCAGTCACCATAAATTGCTTTGGTTTCGTAGTAATCTTTTATCTCTACGGTGAATATATACGGCTGATCCTCAATCATGTACTTGGTTAGGTCTCCGAGATAAACTGCTGGTCCGGGAAGTAATGTTCTTTTCGGCATTCCTGGCAACTTAACTTTATCTGTTGTCCACGATACACCGCTTTTCTTGCCCATGAATTCTTGTTTAACTTTCTTTTGGACTTCGTATTTTTCTTCCCAGACGTCTTCTACGAACACATATCCGTGTTTCAACATTTCGTATTGTCTTAACATTTTCCATTCTTCATCGTTCTCAACTTCTTGTGTTTTGTCAATAATGTCTTCCATTGCATGGCCCAGGTTATTGATTTCTACTTCGTCCTCACCGAATGCTGAAATGTCTGGACTTAAATTTAATGCCTGATATGTCGCCAAAAACGACATCATCTTTGTACGTAGTGTTCCTGATTGGAACGTAGAATCTCCTTTGTTTTTGGTTGGCTTCAGTTGTGTATTTGCCGTGCGTTCGATCGTGTACCAATAAGTATTGAACGGAAGATTGTCAAATTCTTCCATCACTTGATCTATCGCGGTTTTTGCACTATCTAATCTTGCTTGAAGTCGCTTAAGATACTCCACCTCATCGGGGGTATAATCTGGAGCATCAATCTTTTGTTGCTCCGGTACAAGTAATATGCTTTTTTCTTCTGTCATGTTAGTCCATCGAGAAAGGATGCATCGGATCCCATTCTCGCTGTTCTTGTTTATCTATAAAATATTGTTTTTCTTCTTTGTCTAATGTATCAAAATATGTTTGTTGTTGAGGAATGTCATCTGTCCTGAACGTCATGCTCAACGCATCTGCTACGTCCGGACTGTCTATTCCTTCATGAGCCAATTCTTCTTTGCTTATAATTTGAAGTTTGCCACGTCTTCCTTCAAGTTTCGTTCTGTATTTTATCTTTGTCAGTTGATACCAGTCATCATCGCGTTCTAATTTGCCTCCTCCGATGATCCATTCGCGCATCTTCCAAAACAACTCAGCCCTTAGATTGACAAATTTGTCTTTGTCCTCTACTGTGGTTGGCTCGCTTCCTCCATTCAATCCGTACACTCCTGGCATTTCACGGTTCAAGATGTCGTACATGCCCCTACCAATGCCCACCATGTCTGTAAAGATGTCGCTTGGCCTCATTCCCTTGTTCTTGGTTCTTGTATTGATCACGGCCTCAGCTAGGCTTATCGTGTCCGGTTCTTTTGTTTTGTAAATCTTCTTGGCCACGTTGGTGAACCTTTGCACGATCACGCTAAAGTTTCTTCCGCCTCCGGCCACGTCAACGCCTAATTTGTTTATACCAAATCCTTCGGCATGGTCAATCATCGCGCGGTCAATCTCGTCTTTGCTCAATAGTTGAACCCAACCTTTTTCATCGAGCATTCCTGATGGTGGAAATTTGCATTCGTATAATACATCGAAGAATGGTTGTTTACGCATCTCATCGATATACGCTGGCGTTAATCTTCCTTCTTTTATTCCTTGTTTGAAATCTACTGTCAACTTGTGATAATTTGGGTCTTCGTATGACTTTCTGAAGTGTTCCATTTCCCATGGGTTGCCAATCTTCACAAGAAAGTTTTCTGGTTGATCACCGAGCATACGCATCACTAACGCGTGATCCTTGCCACTTATCAATCCCGCCTCATCCTCAACCACGTTTGGTGCACCGAACCCTAATGCTCCTTCTGCTGTTGTGATGAACATCTCTCCGAGTTTAGTATCTCCCCTTTTTTCGGCTAAATTGAAATTGATCTTACTTTTGTTTCTATATCGGCGAATGTTCTCCTCGTTTTCGCCCGGGTCCATCTGAAATCTTTTGTGGATGTATGCGTTATCAAAAATATGTCCGATTGCGTAACTCATTATGATTCCTGCCTTGTCTTTGTTGCCGGCCACGATTGCCCATTTCTCTGCATAATTTGCTACTCTTAACAACACTGCCATTGAAATTACATCTGACTTTCCATATCTTGTATGTGTTTCAATGTGATTCCTCGAATATTTCTTTTTGTAAATCAGTGCGAATAATTCTGCCTGACCATCAGTTAATATAAAGGGTTCGCCTTTACTATTCTTGAATGTCTGCTTTACCTTGTCCTTGATCTCCATCATTTCCCTTTGGTTCATCATATTTTTTTTCTGCCATTGATTTATATAATTCTGATAATGATTTCATTTCTTCTGTGTCTATTGATTGTTTGCTTTCATCTTTGTATCCATGTTTTGTTAACATCAACTTCACTGTCGTTGAATTATATTTATTCAGCAATCCTCCAGTTAATAATTTCTTTTCCTGAATAGACATTAATCTCTCAGCGATGTGGAAAAACCTCTTGTTTGACTCTATCCAGTTATATATGGTCTTGCGATCAACGTCCAAAAACACTGCTAATCCCGCTATTGTCGGTACCGTTTCGTCAATTTTGTACTCCTTATCTATGTATTCTCTAATCTTTGCAAACATCTTTT